CAGGTGACTTCGTGGATGTTTCGGGTGTGCTTGGTAAGTGGTAGAATCATCGCTGAGATTTAAGCGTTGCGTTCTCGGCTTCAAGTTGCTGGATGGTGTTCTCCAACGACTCTATCCGCTCTCGCAAACTTACAATCTCGTTGCGTAATTCGGTTAATTCTTTCTTCTGAGCCTCAGCGGTTTCCTGCCACATCGCAAGCACCGCTTGGGCTTGCTTCACCTGCAAACTATCTGCCGTGAACTTTCCCTTGGTAAGCCAAGCAACTGCACCGCCAACGATTGCGCTGACCGTGCCGATGATAGTGGTTTCAATTAAGTTCACCCGTGCCTACTTGTTGGGTTCGCCCTTTGATTTATCCAACGCCATCCAACCGACTGACAACAAGGTCAATACCGAGCCAATGATTTCGGTGAGTGTAGCGGTGTCAATGATACCTTTGGCTACGAGTGTGCCACCGATGAAGGTGAGCAAGTGACGGAGCAGAGCGATGACGGCTGATTTCATAAGTGGTAATTTGGGTTGGTCGGGGTTGGCGTTACGGCGGTTGAATAGTCCCATGGTTGGAAATGTTATTTGCTTTGCGGTGTTGCAAATTCTTGATAATCCTTCGTGTATTGTTCTTCCCAACCGCTGAATGAGTGAACGCCACATGGTTCGGGCCACACCACAAATGCGGCAAGGTCTTCGGGGCAGGTGTCGTTGAATAGGATGTCCACCGCAAATTCGGGGCGGGTCTTGATGCAGTTGCCGTCTGCATCGGTAGCGGCGCAGAGGTGTCCGAGCGGCACGGCGAAGTCCAGCGGTTGCAGGAATTTCGCCAACAACTTGTCAGCGGTGGCCCCGTCGCGGAAGGCGAACTTGCGGAAGGTGGCCATCGTTACGGGGCGGTTAGGGCTGCGAGTTCTGGGTTCGTGAGCCTTGTGGTGTAGAGGGTAACGGCACGATAACGGCTAATCTCGTCACTTGCTGATGGCGTGCTTAATCCAGTGTGTATGCTTCTTAATGCTGCTGAAAAAGTAAAAGCAGTCGTTCCTGATGCTATAATATTCCCATTGATATAAAACGCATAATCTCCCGACTTATACGCAAGGGCCGCTTTTAAAAACGAACCAGTCAAGGTAAATGATGTGTCCGTAAGAATAACATTATTATTTGCTTTTAAGTATCCTCTGCATTTGTTTTCACTCTTACCAATGAATAGCCAGTTGTTTGTGGTTCCATCGCTAATGTTTAGCCAATTCGTTGAAGCACCACTTGGGCTTGCTTGAAATTCAACATAAAAAGTCCCCTCCGTCTGCCCGATGGACCCGCTGACCGCTCCGCTGACCGAGATGACATCGGCGCTTCGGCTTCCCGTGCCTGCGGTGGTGGGGATGGGCGATGTAGCAACAGGTCCGACTTCCCCTTGGGTAAAGTCCACCTCAATAACATCGCCGCTGACGGCCATGCGGAATCCAACCGTTCCACTTGCAACCGTTTGAGCGGCACAAGCGACTTGGGTGTAGAGGGAGGAAATCGTAACGGTGGTCCAATTCGTTCCTCCGTTGGTTGTCATTTGAATCGCACCCGTCCCCGTAACACGGCGCACATACGCCGAAAATACACGGCTCTGCGATGCATGGGAAAGGGCTTGCAAGACCGTTCCACTTGCCGCCGTAGCAGTCAAGGTTGTGGCTCCCGATGCAACGCCATCAGCACCGACGGCATTCTTTGCGGCGGTTACATTCGTCCCCGACCAAACGGCGTTGGTGAGGTCACGGGAATGCAACGCCAAGTTCGTCGCCGCAGGCTCCACGAGCAACGCAGGACACCCCGTCACGCCGCCGCTTGTGTAGTAGTCCAAGCGGGGAATGCCCGATGCTACGGATTCCAATAACCCTGCCGAGTTCAATCTCGTCGCAGTCGTATTGCGGGTAACGGTGAAATCTCCCGCCCCGCTGGTTGGGATTTGCGAATACAACTTGCCCGTCTTGAATCGGGCGGGGACTATGAGTAGTGAAGGCGTGGGCATATTAGAAGTTGAATATTACGGCGAATCGGGCTTGCAGGCAACCGCTGACGGCGGCTTCTGCCGCTGCTGCCCCGTCGGTCGTAGCACGGGCGTTGAAGGCATCCCACGCAAGTTCTGCGGGGGTCTTGCCCATGACCATGGAGCGGGGGTAGCCGTAGCCGTAGCCTATCAGCATGGTTAGAGGAAGGTGTAACCGATGACGCTTCCGACCGATGGAGTGACGGCCGTAATCTTGCCGCCGTTCCTGCCTGAAATAACTATCCCAGCGGACACGGATTTTCCCGACATTGCGTAAGCGGTCAGCAGGTTCTCGCCACCAGTACCCGTGAGGGTTGTGAAGGTAGCGGCGGCGTTCACCACAAGGAAGTCGTAATTTTTGCCCGATACGGCAGCGTCCACGAATTCCATCGTGCCGCCCTGTCCGAGCATTTGTTGAAGAATTGGAGTTGGCATATTTCTGCTTTAGGGTAAATGTATGTTAGGTCGGAATTTCACAAACGGAGTGTGAATACGGCAGTTGGAACGACATCGTTGCCACCCACCCCGCCGTGCGGTCGTCTCGGCTCTCTACAAAGCGAGTAAGCGACACGCTGGTACTTAGCGTCCACTCTTGCGTCGGGTCGTTTGTAAGGCTTGAAATGAAGTCCTGTGCGATTTGCAGTTGGTCGCTCAAAACTTCGTCCTCATTATCCTGCCAGCCCAGCGTCGGACTGCCCGAAACCACGCCACCCATCGTGGCAATGGATTCCACTCGGTCGCTAAAATAGACACCCACAGTAAGGTTGAGAGTGCCCAAGTCAGTAGTCGCTGACTGCACATCCGCAAAGACGAGCGGATAGACGATTCGCTCACGGCTTGGGGTGCGAAGGTTTATCGTGTTGTCCGTTCCGATTGCAAGAGGGTCCCCCGTCCCGAAGGAGTTTACCTGCGGATGAGCATTTGCAAGTGTCAGCAACGCCTGCTTTATTTTTATCCATGACATAAGCCTGTAATTTCAAGATGTTTTTTGCGTGTGCGCCCATAGATTTCAGCAGTTGGAGCAGTAAGGGTCGTAGCCGTAAGGCCAAGGGCGGTCCAAGCCAGCACCACGGCGCAGGGTTCTTGCATCCAAGGCCATGCCCGTGTTGTAGTTGGTTCCGTTGGGGTAAATAGTGTCAAGAGCCGATGGCGGGGAGTTGAACAAGGGGTAGTCGGTGCGGTTCTCCATCAAGTATCTGGTAATCCTTTCCGAATACCACTCGGCATCGTTCTTCACTTTGTCGGTGAGGCGGGTAATCTCGTCCATGCTCATCTGCGACGATTCCTCGCTGGTACGGCGGACCATGCCCTTGTTCATGTACTTAAACGCCAAGACCATCGGAAGTTCGTAGTAGAGCCATTGAACCATAGCGGGTTGGATGTAATCTTCCAGCAGCGTGGTGTTGAGTGCCGTGGTTGTGCCGCTTACCACCTGCGTCACCATTTCCGAGTACAGGGCAGACCCAACGATTGGCTGAATCCGCATCTCCTGCACCTTGACGATGGTGGGCCGAATTTGGGTAAACGATACATTCTCGTTTATGACGGAATTGTCCAGCAGGGTTTGTTCGCTGATAAAGAGTGCCTTCATGCTTTTGAAATTTTGTTGCCCTTACGGATGACGATTTGCTGCTCCCATACATGGCGGCATTGGGGGCGATTCACTCCGCTGGCGGTATGGTACCAACCACCACGGCGATTCCAAACGCTATATCCCATGATATTGCTAATACCGTTGATGTCGTCCCGTGTGTACACCTTGCCTTGGTCAGCGAGGTCCAACATCACCTTGCAGAACTCACGGCTCGTCCGTTTGTCCTTGTTGCTGAATCCTGCCGCCCATGCGTATTTGTAGCGGACTTCAAGTACAGGTTCGGCCACTTCCTTGATGTTCTTGGGCAGGTTCTGCTCTGCGATTTTGTCCACGGCCCTTGCGATGGGATAACGGTCTTTGGTAATCAAGTAAGCCACACGCTTGGCGACCTTCGCCTTGCTCACTCCAAACTCCTTGGCCATTTCTTCCACGGATGCGTCCCGATTCTTCTTGCGGTAGGCTTCAATTTTTTTGTCCAACTCTTTCTCTTCCTCCCCAAGTTCAGCGAAGGCTTGACGGACTTGGTCGTCTAAATCGGCATCAAACCGCATAGGCTTGGAATGCATGACAACATAGTCATCGGCATTGCTCCCAAACTTACTTGCAACCACCTCCAAGACCTTGAATTCCTCGTCCCCCCATCCATAGTCCTCGGTGTCTTCTTCGCCCCATGTAGGCTCGGAGAACGCCTGCTCTTGCACGCCCAAAAGAGTGTTCACTTCTTCGGGGGTCAACCCGAATCCAGCGGACAACATCGTGCGGGCCATCTCCAAGGTGATTTTCTCTTGGGCATAGTGCCGAACGATACGCATGAGGTTTTGGTACTCACGGCCCGACAACTTCTTGATGTTGTCGTTGCTCATCACCGCTGGTGTTTGCGGTTGCTCGTCGGGCTGGGGATTCGGTCCGACCACATCGGCGGGTTGCTTTTCCAACGCAGGTAGGCCCGCTTTTTCCCGTAGTTCTTCTGGGGTCATTATTTGCAGCAGGGCTGCTTCGGATAGTCGTTCCGTAATCGGCTCAACGGGTATCAATTCCATCCCCTCCACGCCATTGAACGAACCGAGATAGTTAATCATCCGCTCCACCTTGCGCACTCGGTCGTTCACATAGGTCGCCTTGAATAATTCGTAAGCCTCCACCAATTCCTGCCTGCCGCCAAGTTGCCCTTCGGTCTTGACCCCGAATAGCATCGGGTTGACCACACGGTGCGAAATGAAGATTTCCTGCTGGATGGCCTTGTTGAGAATCTCAAACTGCTTGTCCATATCGGACGGTGTCAGCGGTTCAAGCGTCGGGGCTTTGCTGACACATCATCGTTGAAGGTCACTACAAAGCGACCCGCATTGTCGGTCCCCGAAAACTTGCGCTTGATTTGCCGCTCAATGTCGCCCTGTTCTTCGGGTGTCGGGATTCCGTTGTTGAAGTTGATCAAGTACCCGCCCCAAAAGTTGTTCCGCAGGTTGTTGTTGTGGAAGTTCGCCACCTGCACATCGGCCTCAATCCAAGCCAAGCCCCCCATGTATTCGGGGAGGGGATAGGACTTCACGCCTGCTGCGTACACCCGATAGTAGAACAGTTGCTTGCCGATGCGGTTGTCTGCATCAAAGGCGGGAATTTTCTCTACATCCCCGATTTTGGGGTAGAGTTGGACCATTGCATCGTCGTACCAATCGGCGACTTGAAACATCCGCTCGTCTTTGTCCACTCGGATTTTTTCAAAGGGAATATGCTCCATCTTCGCAATGGTTCCCATTTTGTTCCAAGTAACCGCAACGGCAAACCCGTTGAATAGTTCCAAGTCCAAGACGAGTTTTTCGGTGATGTCGTTGAGGTCGTCATGCTCGGATAGGCCGTCAAAGAATTTGGCATACCTTGCCTGCTGCTCCACGGTCATCTTCTCCCCAGGTTGCCATCCACCGCCCACGATGTAGTTCACCTTGCCGTTCACAATAGCGTTGTGCTTGGAACTGCGGCGGTAGTTGTCCAGCAGATAGTAGGGGTACTCGTTCAACGCCCCATAAGTGATGTACTTGCCCGCCTTGTTCTCCAGCATGACGGGGACCTTGTGTTCAATCCCAAGCCATTGGGTGAACGATTGCTTTATACTGCTCATAGCGTGTGTACGGTAAAGGATAGGGCCGAAATCGTGATAGCACCGCCATCGTTCACGGCGTTGATGTAGATGGCGAACTCGTCGTTGACTGCCCCTTGCAGAATCGCTTCAAGCGTGACCGCATGGCCGTTGTTGTGGCCCGTGGTGATGTCCGTCATCGATTGCTGAATAACCGTGCCGTTCTTGGCGATGTAGATGATTATTTGGTTGCCGTTCCCCTGCGAGAACACCATGCTTGCCGACACCCGCAAGGACGCATTGGTTGTACCTGTGTAGGTGATGGCGGTGGTGGTCCGTGAGAAATTGTAGGTCGTCAGCAGTCCCGATTTCAGCGGGGTTGTTAACTTGACGGCCTGCCCTTGGGTCGGGGTGAAGTTCTTGGATTCGTCAAGGTACAGGTTCGCCACGCCCCGCTCTCGGTCCAAGGTGGCGGTATCTGCGAGGTCGTCGAATAGTCCACCGACACGGGCGGCGGTGTTGGCTCCTGCGGCGGTTTCGGATGTGATGGTGGCAGCAGATGCTACCAACTGACTGCGGGTTTGTACGCTCATGCGAAAGATGGGTCAAAGGTGGAATCAAACACTCGCTCATCGGACGAGCCGAAGACGGTGTACTGGATGGAATTGGCGAAGGTGTTGAAGGTCAGCGAAACTACTTGGACATACGCCAAGCCCGTTTCAACCACCGCAGTCGCTGCGCTAACCGTGGAAGAGGTATCGTAAACTTCATACTTATACGAGCCTGTTTCAAGCGACCCCACGGCAATCTGAAATTTGTCATAACGGTTCGTATAGTTGGAAAGGTTGGCCGATTTCAGCAGGGTAAAGTCGGTCGTGGCGTTCTTGGCGATGTTGGTCAGCCGCAAGATGTAACGGTCCCCCGATGAGGCCCGCTGCGTCCAAGTGACGACGATTGTGTTGGTGGTGTTGGGGGATAGGTATATCATCCTAATCCCAAATGTAGGATGCGCCTGAATTTCACAATTTGCGCCCGATACTGCGGTACAATTCCGCTCTGCGCTTGGCGGTCTTGCTGATGTCAAAGCGTTCACGGACATCCTTGTACAACTGCACGGCAAGGGCTTTGGCGTAGTCAGGTTCGTTCACGAATTTCCTGACGGCCTTGTACCAAGCATCTTTCTTCCCGTAGGGGATGACCAAACCATTGTGGCCGTGGACCAAGATGTCGGTGTAGGGGATGGTTTCGCTTGCGATGATAGCCTTGCCCATCCAGCCTGCTTCAACCACTTTCAGTTCGCTTTTGAGCCGGTTAAACTTCGTGTCCCGGAGCGGTGCGATGGTGGCGTTGATGAAGTTGTACCCCCCGACATAGGAATAGATGTCAGCGGCTTGGATGCGCCCGTAGTTCTTGTTCAGTCCCCTGCACGATAGCATCCGCTCGTAATCATCGTACACGGGGTTGTTGTCGTTCCATCCGCCAAGGTAGATTTTGTATCGGCCGTCAAGGGACTTGTCGTGGGCAAGCAAGCCAAAGGAATGCTCAACGAGTGCGATGTCCTCTTGATGTTGCGCCCCGCCAAACCAGCCAATCTTGAACAGGTGCGGTTCGGGTTCGGCAGTCGTGTCGGGGATATACTGCTGATATGCTTCGTAAGGCTCGTTCGGAAGGATGGTCACCGCTTTGTTCAGCAAGCAAATCTTCTGCGCCAAGTGTTCCGTTGTCGTGGTCACATGGTCGGCCAAGCGGATATGCTCCCGTATCTGCTCATCCAATTTCGTGGACAAATAGTGTCGGTACATGATGTGGCCCGATTCAAGCACCCAGTAGTCGTCCAGGTCCAGTATCACCTTGGCTCCAAAGGCCGTGAGAGCCTTGTAAACATTGCGAATTTGGTCCAGCGTACCTTGACACCAAAGGCGATTGAAAAGCCACACATCGACCGTCTTTAGGTCCTCATCTTTGACATTGGCGATGTTGTCCACGCACACATAGTCGAACTCGGTGTAGTTGTCGCCGAGGTAAGCGTTGGGCATCTCCAAGCGGTAGAAGGAGCAGCCCGTTGGATGGGCGTTGTAAACGATGCAAATTCTCATGCCCAAAGGTACAAAAAAAAGGGCCACCCCTTGCGAGATGGCCCAGACCACTAAACCATGCGGGGTATGAGGCCCGCAGGTCAAAGATACTCTACGACCCGCTGATTTGTGCGGTCAGCGCAGAGAATGTTGCTGGCAAGATGTTCAGCATCGGGTCGGGTTCCATTCCCGTGAGCGTCATCTCGTAGCCTGAACGGTCACCGAATGCAGTACCCGTTCCAGCAGTTCCAGCAGATGCCTCCAAGCCATTCGCAGCACCCAACACCCAGTAGCGGTTGTTGTTGTCTTGGACGATGACCAGCAAGCGATTCCGAGCCAAGAGGCGCAGTTCGTTACGGACTGCAACCTGCAACTTGTTGATGGTGAAGGTGACTTCGGGCGTGTAGAACAAGGTTCCGTTCTCGGTGCTTGCGTTCAAGGTTTCCGTCATGGAGGAAGTGGCCTTGGTCAAGTCGTACTCGTAGAATCCCGATGAGAAACCCGTGAAACCTGTGACCGTTCCGCTTCCGTTGGTGTTTACGGAGCCAGTTGGGTTGAAGGCTTGTACAAAGACAGTTTTGATGCCGCCGACTGAATCACGGCATCCGAGGGCGTAGCCCGTAGTTAGGGAGCAAGACATAGTGTATATTTAGAGGGTTATGTTATACTAAAAAGCGGGGGGAAGTTTCCCTCCCCCCTTACACTTAGGCCAATCTCCAGTCAACAACGAGGTCAGGGTAAGCGACTTGGACACCAACTTTGAAGGCTGCTTGGAAGCGCACTTCATCGTTGTCCTTGGAGTACCACAAGGAGAAGTTCTCCTCGTCGCTCAACAGGTCAGTTCCGTAGAAGAAGTTACCGAGGTAAGAACAAACGAGGCGGTTGTAACCAAGCAAGCCTGGGACTGCAACTACACGGACATTCGTACCAGGGTAGATGATGTCGCCATCGGCCAACCCTTGCAAGTCCACCTGATTGTACATGACACCCGTGTTGGATTTCAACGCTCCAATCAAGGTGCGGAAAGTGTCCCAACCGCAGAAGATGACGAGGTCATTGCGGGTCAAGATGGCCTGCGGAATGCGGTTGTAGATGTTGTCAAAGATTTGGATTGCGTTGGCGGTCGTGATAGAACCCGAAATCGCAGCGGTGTTACCTGATACGGTTGTACCCGATGCAGCGTTCAAGATTGTCAACAAACCAGTCACCAAAGTAGAACCTGACCAGATGGCGTTCTCCAAAGCCTCAGCGATACGAAGGGCTTTCTGCTCGGCAAATGCCTGCTCAAAAGGAACGCCGTCATAGGTAGAGCCTTGGGTCAACTGCGTCTGCATCCAGTACTGCTCCAAGGAACGAGGGCAAAGAGCCTCTTGGATTTTCATGGGGGCGACGGTGATATTGCGCTGGGTGAAGGTTGTGGTTCCTGATGCAGCACCAGCGACATTCCATCCGCAGGCGGTTCCTGATTGCAGGGCAGCATCCGTGTCCATCAAGTTCAGGGCAGCGGCTGATTTGATACCTACCTGCTTTGTGAACAGGGCGGCAGTACGGGCCGCAAATACGGCCTTGGTGATGAGCGGCAACCGATTTTGCTCGGTGTAGGCGGTTAGGGTTCCAAGTGAAAATGACATGGCTTTTTGTTTTGGGGGTTAAAAATTAATTGGATTTTTTGAGAGTTTGGATTGCTTGTGCGAGGGCGTTGAAGTTCTGCGTTGCGGCTGTCTTCCGCTGCTCCACGATAGCGGATGCGGTTGGCTTGGGGGCTTCGGATGGGAGTTCGGCGACTTTCTCCACGATGTCGGTCATGGTTTCCATCTGCGAGGCAAAGGCGGCCATCTTGTCCTTCATCTTGCCCATTTCAGTATAGGCGGCCTTTAGTTCCTCCATAATGCTGACCAGGTGCTTCTTGACGATTTCTTCCACCATGGCTGGATCCACCAATGGGTAGCCTTCGGCGATTTCACTCACCACTTCACCTGCAACTTCGGGGGTTATCTCGGCGGCAACGGCCACTTCTTCGGCAGGGGCAGGGGCTTCGGCTACAACGACTTCGGTGATTTTGCCACCTTCAGTTTTGACTACACCAACGCCCTCAACTTCATGCTCACCATCGGGAGCGGGGAGGGTTTCGTCTTCGGTGATGACATACACGGGAGTTCCAGCAACGAGGTCACCGTCCACACGGATGACCGTACCATCTACCAATTTGTAGTCGGCAAAGGCTTGCTTTTGGGTTGTGAACTTCCGCAACTCGGTGCGGAGAGTGTCAATGGCTGCTTTTAGGTTCATGGATTATTGGGATTTGTAAGTTGGGTTGATATGTTGCAAAAAAGCGGTTAAGTCGTCTGCAAGGCCAGCAAGTGCGACCTCTAATTCCGTGCCTGTGTTCTTCATTCCGAACAAGCCCTCCACCGAGAAACCTTTGAAGGCGTGACGGTTCTCCCACACCTCGTCGTTCTCTACCTTGAAGGACCCGAACCAAGACCCGTCGGGAGTGTCCTCGTAGCCCTTGGGGGGAAGGATGCCCCGCTCTGCGTCGGTGATGTAGGATTCAAACATGAACACGCCATCAAGTTCGGCGTTGTGGTAAGCGTTCACATTGTGCTGGTTGCCTTGCTTGAAGTACTTCTGCACGATTTTGCGGATGGTCGCTTTGTCAAATACGACATAGTATTCCCCGTAGGTGTCGTCCTTCCTGTAGATGGGCGTATCGGCAAGCATCAGCGGTCCCGTCAGCACCCTGCGTTCCCCCGTTTCAGCGAACCGCTGCGGGGTCTTAGCAAAGGCTTGGAAGGGTTTCTCAATCGCAGGCATATCAACGAGGGCGACAAATTGCACGCCTTCGTCCACCTCATCCACAGTCATCCGATATACGGGTAGTTCCATGTGGGGATATGTAGGAACTACCCCAATGTTGCAAATTCGGACAAGCGGCGCACCCTGCTGGTCGTCTGCTGGATGTCACGCTCAACGACATAGGCCCGCATGGGTTGCATCCCTTGGCCTTGGCCGTTCATTGCAGCCCCATCCGTTCCGAGCATCGTGGTTTGGGGGTTGGAGAAAGTCGCTGGTGGAGTTGTTGATGTCGCCCCTCCCGATGGCGGTGGAGTTGTGGATGAGGTGCTTGAGA